ATCGTCATATGGGGTTTGAACAGGTCGGGCGCTCGGCACTGGACGGGCAGGGGAATCCGTTTCCGCTGTTGCATATGAAGCTGAGCAGGAATACCGGGATTAGCGCTTAGCCTGCTTATCCCATTTTAATAAGCCGACAATATCTTTCTCACCTTCGACCTCTTTCAGCAGGCGCTGCTTTTTTTCATATTCGATGTATTCTGAGCACGCCTTTTCATCAGCCGCTTTCTTGCTGAACTTGCCTGCCCCTTCTAAAACGTCCCGGTCGTTAAATTGCAGGAACTGATCGAGTTTGGTTTGCCAGTCTCGTAAAAATACCTGCTTGCGGCGTTTGGCCTGATCTTCGGCAAAATCGAGCCACATATTAACGACGCGATTTAGTTCGCTGACTTCATCCTGAGACAGATAATTTTTTGCGGTGGTGACATCGCTTTTACGGACTTCTTCGCCTTTATAGCTGGTCAGCCCCATATGCGGTTGAGAGGCGTCCGCACGCTGGTGAATCAACTCAGCAGCGGTGTGGCCCGTGCAGGCAAAATGCAGTTTATTCTGGATGGTCTGGAAGAATTGCGTGGTTTCTTTGAGCGACGGCTGATAATCAGCGGCTAATGCAAAAATCTCCCTCACGCGGAGATATACCCGGCGTTCGCTGGCCCGTATATCGCGAATGCGTTCCAGCATTTCATCGAAATAGTCAGGTACGGCGGAAGATCCGACAGGCGGGTTTTTCAGGCGCTCGTCGTCCATAACGAAGCCTTTTACCAGATATTCCTGCAGCGTTTGGGTGGCCCACTGTCGGAACTGTGTGCCTCGCGTGGAGCGGACGCGATAGCCGATGGCGAGAATCACGGGCAGGCTATAGTGAAGTGTGTTGCGATTGACCTTGCGCTGGCCTTCTTGCTGAACTTGTAAGTAAGCCTTACAAGTTGCTTTTTGTTCAAGCTCACCTTCTTCGTAAATTGCTTTAATATGTTGAGTAATCGCTTGAGGAGTGACCTGATAAAGAGCCGCTATGGCTGCTTGCGATAGCCAGAGCGTTTCATTCTCAAAGCGACATGTGATGCGAACCGTACCGTCCTCACTGGCAAACATAACAAATTCACCTGCTGGAGAGTGGATTACGTCTTGATCTGCCATGTCGCCTCCCTCTTTCGAGTAATTAACCTTATCGGCGTGTAGTATGCCAGAAACAGCCGCTAAGCCAGGTGGTTTGTATTTGATTTTGCGAGGCGCTTTCCAGCATGCGAAGTTTGGATCGCCGCAAGTGCGTCCTCTATCTCAACGAGCTTTGCCTTCGTCCGTTTATAATCATCCTGCAAACGCTGCTCCTGCTCGTTATACGCCACCAGAACGATGCATCCTTTCATGACCTTTACCGTGACCTGCTGTCCGGTATCAAAACCCGCCGCGCGCAGCCACTTGCCGGAAAGGATGATTTTCGGCGTGGATTTGTCGAAAACATTCGGGCGGTATCCCACAATTAACGAACGCTCAGTTCCGGATTGGTCGGTGTCTGGGGTAGAATGCGAATCAGCCATAATCAACTCCTTGATAGTTGGTGAGGTTAGACGCTCCGGTTGTGTTCCCGCACATCGGGGCGTTGCAAATACAGGAGGGTTAGGTGGCCTCCTATGTGTATCAGAGTAATTGGATAGGTGGCCTCATGTCAATCATATCGCGCGAAAAAAAACCAAAAGGCGGCGGACAGTCTCCGCAGTTTAAGATGCGTATTGATCCGGCATTGAAGGAACAGTTGGATGCTGTGGCGGCTGAGGAAGGGGTGAGCCTTGCCAGCTGGTTGAAGGAACTCGCGAGAAATGAGTTAATGAGACGAGGTAAACAACCTAAGGGCTAGTTTCTAATTCGGTATACTATAAAACTTAGACAGTATAATTTATGAAGAAGAATGAATTATGAAAATACTGGTAATTAGTGACCTACATGTTGGTACTACAGCAAGAGCAAGAGATTTCTGTACTGAAGTAAGTGGCGCATCAGCAATTACAGAGAATTTTATTGAAGAGTTTCACGATTTAGTTAAATGTGAAAACATTACTGCGACTCATCTATTAATTGCTGGTGACATCACCAATCGTGCTGAGTCATATGAGTTTGAGATTGCTGCAGAAAGGATTAATGATATTAAAAATATATTGAAAATAGACGAAAGAAATATATTCTTTGTTCCTGGTAATCACGATGGAAACTGGGATCAAGAGAAAGCAGCAAGTCTAAGATGTTCTAGTAAAGATAAAATCATATTAGAAAAATATAATAATATTAGAAACAATGACTTTTTTTCTTCTTTATTAAAAAATACAAAATTCTCTTCATATTATTCTGACCCGTATTCTACAATTTGGGAACATGAAGATTTAATTGTAGTAGGAGTGAACTCTTCAGCGTTGGATAGTTATGATAAAGCAGTAAAGTTTGGGGAGGTTGATTTAAAATGCTTAGCATCCTTACGGTCAAAACTAGATGAATTAAAAGGTACAGGTAAGCGTAAATTTAAAATTCTTCTTACGCATCATCATCCCAAAAACTATACAGATACTACTTTCCCCGCCCCTGACCTCAGCCAAATGAAAAATGCGGAAGATTTTATGCGTTTTGCCGGAAAAAATGAGTTCGATTTCATAGTTCATGGTCATAAGCATATTCCAAGGTATAATTTTCAAATGGATTCAGATGGTTTTTTTGTCAACATACTAAGTGCTGGAAGTTTTGCTGCTCAATTAAAAGACTGGCACAATGGGGTAGCGAATTTCTTTCATCTAATAGAACATCATGATTTTTGCCCGGATAATAACTTTTCTAGAGGAAAGGTTATTTCGTGGTCTTATTTTACAAATCATAAATGGACACGATCACTTTATGATAGAGATCGTATAAGTCATGAAGAATATTACGGTTACATGGTTTCAAGAAATCAGTTAAAAAGTAAGCTGAGAAATATTATTAACCAGTGCAAAGAGCACAAGAATTATGCAAAATGGCAAGATTTAATTAAAATAGAGCCTAAGTTAAAGTATTGTAATAAACAATTATTATCTCATGCAGTAGATGATCTTTCATATGAATTAAAGTATGAAGTGATGCCTAGTAAAGATGACAGCTTCGTTTTATTATGGGCGGAGGATTAATATGAATCTAAGTGAATTAAGTTCTTTATTTGAAAATTCAAATGCAAGAGGTTTAAATACTAATCAACTTGCCAAAGAATTTATTTGGACAGAATCATTTGAAGCACTATTTACCAGCCAAAATCAAGTTATTCTCGGATCGAGAGGATCAGGAAAAACTGCTTTAGTTAAAATGCTTGCGCATGAAAATTTGAGTAAGTTAGGTGAGTTTTATCCAAAGGCAAAAGACCTAATTGATTCTAGAAATTTTATTGCTACCTATGTCCCACTAAGAGTGGAATGGGTCAATTCATTAAATAACTATGAATCAAAAAAAGAAGAATACTTCATTTGGAGTTTAAACCTATCTCTATGCGCAAATCTTCTTGATACAATTAGAAGTTGTATCGACTGCTACATTGAAGATGAGATTGAGCAACTTTTTGTTGAAAGAAAAATTTGTTTAGATATTTCAGATGTTTGGTTTTCAAATGATAATTTAAAATTAAATAATTTAAATGATATAAGAAATGAGTTGGAGCGCGTTGAGTTCAAAAAGAATTTGGCCTTTAATAAGGAAGCAATGGGAGTCACCCTATCTGATGAAGAAAGTAGAATAGGTGAGGCATTTCATACTACATTATTCAAACCTTTTGAATTTGCATCTAGAATAATAAAGAGGAAATTGTCTCTTCAAGAAAGTAATAGATGGATTGTTTGTATTGATGAGGCAGAGTTTCTTACAAGGAATCATCATCAAACTCTTAATACATTCATGCGTTCTGCTAGTGATCTAGTCTTTAAGATTACCACTATGCCTTATAGACATCATACTCTTGATACTGATGTAGCTGCAAATATTAATATCGGGCATGATCTAGAGTATGTATATATAGACAAGTTAGGTACATCACACCTTAATCAGCAAAACTCAGACAAAATTATACAAGAGTTTGCTGAAAAGCTATTTGTTAATAGGTTAAAGTATCATCATAAAAACGATATAACGCTTGAACAGTTGGTTGGGAAATCAGTGTTAACACAATCAACACCTGACATAGCGGAAAATACTTACGTCATGAAATTAATTGAGAAACACTGTAACGCGGATACTATAAATCGAGCGAATACATTATTTCTTAATGATGTTAATAAATTTGATGATGCTATTATTCGTAAGTTGCGAGGACTTCTTCTTCTACGTGAAGAATATAATAATAAGTTGGGGAATTCATCCTCAACTTTATATTCTGGTGTTGCTATCGTTTCACGTTGTTCAGATGGGAATCCGCGACGTCTCTTTAGATTATTCAATCATTTGTTGGGTAACCTGAAGGATCAGTCAAAAAAAATTCCTGATGCTGGTCAAAGCGAGAGAATAAAAAGTTATTCCTATAGAGAGTTAGAAGTTATTAAGTTCGAGAAAGATGGCATTAAAGCTTTTGATTTTATTAATAAGATAGGTGGTTACTTTAAGGAAAAAAGTTTAGTTGAGAAACTAGGGAGCAATACACCTCAATCGTTCAGTATTGATAATACTATTCATGAAGATCAATGGAGTTGTATTAAAACTGCTGTTGATTTAGGGTTGCTTTATCCTTATGTAAAGAAAGATAGAAATACAAAATCACTTTTCCCCTCGAAAGAGGGAAGATTTGTCTTAGCTAACTGCCTTGCACCTAATTTTAATTTGTTCCCACGTGTAGGACGCTCTATCCAATTACATAATATTTTTAATTCTAACGCTCCATTGAGCGCAGAAGATCAAATGGAGTTATTCAATGACGAAGATTAGACTTCAAGATTTATCAAGAGCTGAAATGCTTGATACGCGTTACGACATTGCTTTCTTAGGTTTAGGTTATGAACCAAGATGTGTTTATGTTTCAAAATTGCTTGATACAACAAATATAGATGATGTAGTTGTGCTTTCATTTAACGAAAGTGCTCAGAATAAAAGCAGGTTGCAAAGTTTTGATAACCTACAAAAAAAATGGGGAGCAAAGCTATCGCTTGTGAATCTTGAGCATTCGCATATCCATGAAGTTTATTCAGTTTTAAACGATAAACTATTAAAAATTGATAAAAAAGAAATTTTGATATTGGTTGACTATAGTTCCATGTCTAGAAACTGGTATGCGGCTATATTAAACTATTGCTTAAAAGTCTACTCTAAAAAAATAATAATTGATTTGGTCTACTCTTCGGCAGAATATCCTAAAAACGATGACTTCTTAAATTTTGAATTGGGTGATGTTAAAGTATTACCTGGTTGCGAAGGTTCATCAATCACTAAAAAGAAAAAATGCGCTATATTTATGCTGGGGTTTGATAAAATTGGCCCGCAAAGTTTTTTTAATCTACTTGAACCAGATTTAAGTTTTGGCGTAATTGCATCACCGGGGTCTTTACCAGATTATCAATCTCAAGCTGAATCGATCAATAAGGATTTTATTGAACACCAACTATCTGAAGGTCGTAATTTACTTAGACTTCCAATTTCTAGTTTATCAATTACTTTTGAGAATTTATGTCAGGTAATTCAGCCTTTAAAAAATGAATATAATATTTCCATAATCCAATTTGGTCCTAAGCCCCATATAGTATCATCAACTTTGGCCGGTTTGTTTTTCGATAATGTGACCTGTATCTATAGTGAATATAGCAGATCAAAGCCTTTTGACATTCAACCTAATGGTGAACTGGTGATAACGAGAATTATTGTGAAATAAAGATAACTTTTGGCGGAAGATCACAGGAGTTCTGTTTTTCATGTAACACATTGTATTTATTGATTTTTATATATTTAACTACCATTTGTTATACACATTGCTATACACATTTTCTATATTGACAAACTATCTATTTATAAGTCACCAGTGATAAATTTCTTTAAAAAAACTTTTTTTTGGAAAAACTGTTCACACTGTTCACTACGGTATTTTATTTAATATATTCAAATATTTATGTAGTGAACGGTTGGTGAACAGTGAATACTTTACTGTTCACTTTTGCCGTTTTGCAGGTAAAAAAAGACCGGCTATTGCCGGTCAGGGTAGGTTATTTCGCTATAGGGTCATCACATTTTGGCAACCAGTCGGCATTACTTTCCTCTCTGAGTGCCAGATTTGTCTGTATGCCCTGATTTTTTCGGCGCTTCTCATAACTTAGCCCGTACTCTTTCAGCATGGCCGGCAGTCCCTTACCGAACATGGTGAGGCTGAGTGTATTCTTGTAGCCGTGGGCTTCCATATAGGCCAGATAGGCATGATACAGATACAGGCGCGGCTGGCGCGGAATGATGTTGGCATTGCCAATATACATACCCTCAGGCTCCGGCAGTGCTTCCAGATAGCCGCAAAAATCAAATGTCGGATCAGCATCGCGTTTAATACTGAGCGCCTCGTCGGAGTTCTGCTGTGACTGGAGCAGAGCACGGGCAGTCATCGGGTCGCTGAACTTCTGCATAAGCTGGCGCACAATTACGGCCAGCTCGCGAGCGATTTTGTTTTTTAGCTGCGGGTCGCGTTCATCCGGGGCAATCTGTTCCGGGAAATGCAGGATCACCCGGCGACGGGAAACACCGCCGCTGCGGTCGGTAAAGCGCATCGGGTTATTGTTCACGGCCAGGATCACCGCCGGAATATGGGTGGAGTATGCATCCTTGTATTTCGGGTCTACCGAGACCGCATCCCCGCCGGTGATGGCCTTTAGTCCTGCCCCGTCACCGCTCCACTTTTCCTGGTCAGGCAGGCGAATCAGCGAGAAGCCAATCAGAGCCGCACGTTCGCGGGGTGATTCCAGCGTTTCGATGGTGGCCGACGTGGCGTTATCTTCCCCGGCAAGCATCGTCGCAATTTCGGCCAGAATACTTTTTCCGCTCCCGCCGGGACCGGTGACTTCGAGAAAGAGCTGCCAGTCGTAACGGTTAGCCAGCACCATAAACAGGGCGGCAAGTATCACGTCGCGCTTTTCCGGTCTGCCACCGGCGGCACGGTCGAGCCAGCGCCAGAAATCCGGGGCGTGGGTTTCCAGTGATTCCCCCTCCACTGGAGGGGTAAAATCGACATCACAGAGTGTGCGCAGCCAGTGCGATTTATGATGCGGGCTGAAAGTACCGGTGGCGGTATCGAGTACACCGTTGCGAAAGCCAATCAGACGCCGTGCCGGGGCATCCTGCTGCGGAATAATCAGTTTCAGGGTCTCCACCACTGAGGCAATTTTCCCCGACGAGAACGGGGCACGCAGACGCTGGAACAACCCGGCAACGTCGCGGGCAAAATCCGACGGTGGAATGATTTTCCATATCCCGGCCTCATAGCGGGACAGGAGCTGGCCGTTTGCATCCACGGCCAGCGCTTCTCCGTAATGCTCATGCACCCGCATTGCCTTTTCACTGGTGCTCATGGCGGTAAATTCTGCCTCGCTCATGGTAGCGAAAGGGCTGTCAGCCGGTGGCCGGATGGCGTCATAAATCGCTTTTCGTGTCGCATCTTCGCCTTTTTGCATAAACGCATCATTCCAGTCACCGAATACCGGCGGCAGGGCGACAACGCCCTCACAGGCGTCTGCGGCCGCAGCGGCTTTGTTCTGGCCGTCGCCGCTCAGGTCGCGGTCGGCGGCGAGCACAATCTGACAGGCCGGGTGCTTCTGACGGGCAAGGCTCGCCAGAGAAAGGAGGTTCACGGACGACAGCGCCACCATGACGGTTTCCCCGGTCAGGTGATGCACGGTGAGCGCGGTCGCATAGCCCTCCGCAATCCACAGGCGTTTTCCGGCCTGTTTTTTTCCTTCGATGGTGTGGCACGCTCCTTTTACCGCCCCGCCTTTCAGGGTGCGTTTGAGACCGTCAGAACTGATAAGCTGAAGGTTAACCAGTGCGCCGGTATCGTCATACAGCGGGACAACCACATCACCGGCGCGAAACGTCACGCCGCCGGTTTTGTGTGTGGCCGACAGTACCGGACATTCCCGGTCGGGGAAGCCCTTGCGGGTCAGGTAGGCGTTGCCGCTGGCCGGTCGGGTTTTCTCCATGAGCCTGACGGCCAGTGCGGCCGCCGCTTTGCGGTCGGTATCGGTTTCAGCCTCTGCGGCCGCAATCACTTCCGGGGCAACCGGCGGCAGGTTGCCGGTCACGGCGTTCACCTTCCCGGCAGCCTCTGATGCGTTCATGCCGAACACTTTCTCTACCAGCTTAAGTCCGTCACCCGCACCGCACTGGTTGCAGTACCACGTCCCGCGCCCCTCTCTATCGTCAAAGCGAAAACGGTCAGAGCCGCCGCACACCGGACAGGCCTGATGCCGGTTTTTTATGACCTTCACACCCAGCGCCGGGAGAATGTGCGGCCAGTGGCCGCACGCCTGTTTTACCGTCTCTGTTACGTTCATTTTCATCGTTATTTTCTCCCTCAGTGCATAACAGGCGATTGCATGTGACGGGCACAGAGTTCATCCATCACTGCGAGCCCGAGAAAGGACAGCGACGGCGCGGCTTTGAGTGGTCCGGCTTCCATTAAGTCTTCCAGTAGTGCACAGGCAATCTGGCGACCTTTCTCCTCGCCATGCTGGCGCAGGTAGAAGCCCTCCAGCTCGTCGGCAATGGCACTTTCCAGCGCGTCGAGAGTGAGGTGCGGGTAGCGGTGCTGACGTTCGCATACTGTCAGCCACGCACAGGCGACAGCGCGGCGATACAGCGCGGCGCGTAATATGGGCGGTAGTGGCTTTTTCATACGTTACCCTCCCCGGTCAGCCAGCGCTGATTGCAGTGTTCGACCACGCCGTCGAGCTGGGCGGTCATGAGGTAAATCACGGAGGTGAGCTGTAACTGCTGCGCAGGGTCACGACGAATGGCCGTGCAGTCCTGCACCTGCATCAGATCGCCGACGAGCTGGCCGACGTTGCGAAGGTGTTCAAGGCATTCAAGGTCTGCCCGGCTGATGGTGGGCTGATTTATATTTTGCGGCCGTTCTGCACTGTTAACAGGCATAATTTCGTCTCCTGAGGTCGTGCGTATCCCTGCGCAGATACGCACATTTAATATTCGTTATCGTTTTGTAATTACAGATAATGGCGGTAGCTGTTATCCGGTTTTATTTCCGTTTCCGGCCTGAAATTATTTCGCCATTTATACGCCACCGGTGCCGGGCGTTTAACCGGGGGAATATCGTCAGGATATTTATCGATATTCCGCACCCGGTATTTCTGTAATTCCGGGTCTGCGGCAAGCTCACTCAGAACAGCATGGCGGTTTTCAGGACTGCGTTTAAATACGTCGGGAGACTCGCAGGTAAATTCACGCAAAAAACGACCGAGTGGAATTTCTGCCATATCACCAGTAGCGATAATACGAATGAGGATGGTGTAGGTGCGCCGGTAGGGATTCCAGACTTGCCCCGGGCAGCGGTACGGCATATCCCATGGAATACCGTCGGCCAGAATGCCTGACACCACCACGTCAGGAAGGCCTGAACAACGGTATGTTTCACCCGGCTGAGGGAAGTCAAACATGGTGCTCCCCTCCGTTCCCCGATGTCGTGGCGAGAAAGTCACGGCACAGGCCTTTGGCTTTCAGCTCTTCCAGTACGTAGCTAACGTCCTCATGGATATAACTAAAAATCTGCGGCAGGTATAGCTGGTGTAGACCGTTCAGTTCACGGTGCAGCAAATCTCCACCAATGAACTGTGAGACGGCGCTTGCGCGATTGAGTTTATGGTACGCCTCTATGCTGAGGTGTTCCTGCATGGGGTTAAGGTCATCACGACGCGCTGAGACGGTCTGAGGTGTGTTTTTATTAGGCATGTGACACCTCCACAACCGGCAGACGGGCGGCAAGGGAAAGCACGTATTCGCGGACAAGGGTGCGACGGGCGGCCAGCTCGTCACCGGCAACGGTGCGGAGCATACAGATACGGGGCTTACGGTCTGCGCGACGGACGGCGGCAAACACAAAGACAAACTGCGGGTGTAACGGGGTAAGGATCGTAGCCATAAGAGCAATCTCCAATAAGTAGCGGTAAAAGCCACCACCGGAGTTCTCACACACTGGTGGCGACCCGAACGGGGGTGAGAAACCGGCCTTATTGGAAACCGGCCAGCCCGAGGGCTGCCCCGCCCGGATCACCATTATCTGACTGAAACCACGGAATAAACACCACGGCCCGAAAAATAGGTGTGTCTGGACAACGACGTAAAAAAACACGCATGGCGCGTGTTGTGTCGCCAATAAGTAACACGGGTTCTCACGCCCGGCTGCCGATTTTGCGACAGCGAGAAAACTGTACCAGGAAACACACAACGGATGCAAGCCAGAAAAAAGGACTTTTTGCTGAACGGGCAGCATCATGCGTCATATCCCCGCTTGCGTTGGGCAATACGGTCGGCCATCCATGCGGTGACTTCGGATTGCAGCCAGGCAACATTTTTACCGCCGAGTGTTATCTGCTGCGGAAAGGCATTTTTCTTAATGAGGTCATAAAGCGTGGAGCGGGACAGACCACATAAATGCATCACTTCGGGCAGACGTAAAAAACGCTCCGGAGTGGCATCAGTTACCGATATCAGGGGAGTAGTTGGAGCAGAAGACGGAGAAGAAAAAGCAGTTTGCATTAAGCCACCTCGTAACAATCCATACAGCGCCGGTCGTTTCCGTCCGGCTTCGGGTAGCTCTCTATTTTGTGAATATTTTTCTCCAGTGCAACAGGTGCACGTTGTGTCGTGGAGCGTTTTTGTCTGTTATTTGAGCAGTAAAATGAAAAGCCGAAAAATAATCGGCACACGACGCGCTGAGACACTCATAAAATTAGGTTGATTGGATTCTTCTATCAATTACAGAAAATAAAAAAATAAAAACAATGAATCATTCGGGAGAGATTGTCGGTAGCGGTGAACAGTAGTGAACAGTCGGTGAACAGTCATGCCCTCAACTGTTCACCCTTTATCTTATTGTATTACTTATATTTTTATTTAAGGTGAACAGTGGTGAATAGTTATAAGTAAAAAAACAAACGATGAGTAAGGTTTTGCTGAGACCTTTCTCTGGCAAGCCGGGTTTTGAGTGGTGTTTGTGCCAGAACTGCCACAACTGCAATGAATCGAGATGTTGTGTGATGAAGGGCAGAATCATTTCAGGTTGAATAAACGGAGAGCCTGAACATGAAACCCGAAACAGTCATTACCGCCCTGCAAGACGTTGCCGCCAGGCAGTACGTAGAGAACAGCCAGCACGTCACCGACAAGCTGAGCGTATTTACTGCGGCCAGAGACACCCACGCGGCCAGCATGCAGGTACTGAAAGAGATTGATACGTCCATTCAACGCTGTAAGCAGGAGCGGCAGACCGCTCTCGATGAGAGCGCAGAAGCGGAGCAGGACTGGCGCAGCCGCTTTCGCACCCTGCGCGGCAGTCTTACCCCTGAAATGAAAGCTGAGCACAGCAGGCGTATCGCCAGTCGCGAGCTGGCCGATGAGTTCACCGGCCTGATAGCGGAGCTGGAGACCGACCGGACACGCGCCATGCTGAATGCCTGCTCCACCGGCAATAAATACCTTTCAGCGCATGAAGATGCATTTACCGCTTACGCCGGTGCGGAATGGGCTCAGGCTGTCAATGCGGTTCCCGTCGCCCTCATTCGTGCTTTCCTGCTGCGCATTCGCGCCCTCGAAATGAAGGGGGAGAGCGCCCCGCAGTCCGTGGTCATCAGTGAGCTGCGCGATGCGCTGAGTCGTCAGGGCAGCCTGTATCACTTCGATATGACGCAGGAGCCGGTGTTGTCCGTGACGGGCATGCACCGGCCGCAGATTACTGACGTTGATACGGAGCTGTTACGCAGCCCTGCGAAGAGAATGATGCTTGCCAGAAAGCTGGCTGAAAATGGCGAGACAGAAGCGGAGGGGTAAGCATGTTTCACTGCCCGTTCTGCAAAACCAGCGCGCATTCCCGCACCAGTCGCTATCTGTCGGATAACGTCAAACAGCGCTATCACCAGTGCATGAACATCGAGTGCTCGGCCACGTTCCGCACGCTTGAATCCATCGACGGGGTTATTCGT